GTTTGCTAGAATACCAATATTTGTACTATCATTAAAAACAGCATAATGAAGAAGGTACGCCACAACAGTTGTAGATTTACCCGTCTGTCTGGGCATCTTACAAATGTTAAATCGATTCTCGTGGAAATTTCTAATTAACTTCTCTTGAAAATGATAAGGTTTAAATGAAGTTAATCCTTCATCAAGAGAAACAATCTTAATATGGTTATTTGCAAAATAAACAGGATCTTCCTTACATCTCATAAACTCAAGAACTTGATCTTGAGAAAATTCAATAGCAGTGTTGGCTTTTTTTAGATTGGGGTTGCCAAGATATACATCATCAAACATAATTCACTCAGCAATTCCAACGTCTAAGATCTTTATTGATTCTGCTATCTGGATCTCTTGCAGTCTTAGCAGAAGTCAATCTCTTTTTCATTCCTTTCATTCTGGAACAAAAGGATTTACGACGGTTTGCATCTTCAGTCTTATCTTTGCGGTTTTCTTTTTGCCAATCCTCTTTAATTCCAGACATCACCAGAGGTTCTCCTGGTTGATAAGGAGTCATATCAAATCGTTGAACTTTAGCACCTGGATAAACCTTATCAATTGCACCCTGCACTTGTTCTTTAGAAGGCCTTGAGAACTCTGGGAAGAAGATCTTCATCATCATGTACTTACCTCTAAAGATAAAAGATACACGATATATATTTCCATGTTGCTGACGAATTATCTTTGCTTCGGCAACCTCAGTCTTATTCAATGTATCACGACGTTTTTGTGTGATTTGCTTACATTTCTCATCGAGCATGTCACTGCCGATGCCTTTTGTTGGTTGCAGAGGTTCTGGTGTGATGATGTCAGTTGATTCAATCTCTGTTGGTTTGAAGTCATCTTTCCAATTAGAAACTTCATACTCTTCTTTTTTGGTGCTATTGCCACAGTTAGCGGCACCTACCTTACGACACTTTACAAGTACTCCAGATGCATATGCGGAAGGCCCTACACTATAACGAGACTTTACTTTGTGATAGCAAGCATCTTTTGTACCACTTCCTTTTCCTTTCTTATCCTTTGCTTCATCAAGTTCTACTTCAATCTCATCTCCAACTTCAACGTTGTTCTCAGCAAACCATCCACGATTCACTTCTAATGCTGTCAGAACTTTGCCGTCAGAAGACACAGGATTTTCATCATATGGTTCTAATTCTTTAATACTATCAACAATTCCATCCTCAGTGATAAAAGCAATATCCAGAGGAATCTTTGTCTCGCTCATATGAAATGACTTTTGCCCTACTTCATCAAAGACAAACAACATTCCTTTGTTAAAGTCAAGACTTTCACGGAACATTAATCCAAGATTGAAATCCCTAATGTTATCTGGAATCTCAATCTCAAGAGGAAGAGTTACAAACTCAGTTGATTCTTTCATTTTTTTTCTTCCTAGGACTATCAGTCTTTACATAAGTGGGTTTTGCAGCGCCTGTCTTTTGTTGTTGTCCTGGAGGACACTTTTTCATGAAAATAAGAGATTTCTTTTTATTTATGAATCGAGTGAGTCTAATCTAGATTTTAATTCATCAATTTGTGCTTGCTGACTCTTAACTGCCTCAATCAGATATCCAATTAATCCGTTATAGTTAACAGATTTTAAGTCTCCATTGCTAACAAGATTTGGCAGAACTTTTTCTAAGTTTTGAGCAATAACACCTGCAGAATTCTTGCCAGTGTCTTTCCATGTAAAAGTAACACCCTCAATTCTAACGATTGATGCGAGAGGATCTTCAATTACTTGAATATTTTTCTTAACTGACGTATCAGATGTTGAGTTAAAGTCAGTTGCCGTACAAACACCAGTGATGTTTACACCAGTCTTAAACGTGGAGAAACCAGTAACATTAACTCCATTAGCAAGAATTTGAATACCCTGTTGGAACGTACCAATACCCAACACATCCATGTTGGTTACATCTTGGTATGTCAGAGTTCCTGCAATAGAAACGTTTCCAGATGCAGTAAGATCTCCAATCGCAATATCAGGAGTACCAGAAAGTCCCTGTGCGTTCGTAGCAAGTGTTGCAGTAGCAGCGTTTCCAGAGGTATCTTGAGTTCCAGTTGCGTTAACACCAGGAAGATTAATTGCAGCACTACCATCAAATGATACACCACCAATATTTCGTGCCGTAGCAAGGATTGTAGCAGTAGCAGCATTACCAGTACATGAACCAGATGAACCCGATGCATTACCAGTAACATTACCCGTTAATGGGCCAACAAAACTTGTAGCAGTAACAATTCCAGCAGTTATACCACCTGTAGGATGTATCGTTGCTGCAGTACCAACATTTACTTTGGCAACTGTTATTGTTGGACTTCCACTTAATCCAGCAGCAGTACCTGATGTATTCTGATTACCTGATTCATTTACACCAGGAAGATTAATATCACCAGTACCGTCGAAAGAAACACCACCGATGTTACGTGCCGTTTCCAGAGTGGTTGCTGAATCAGCATTACCAGTTACATTACCAGTTACAATTCCTACAAAACCAGTAGCAGTTACAATGCCAGTAGCATGAACTCCATAGGATCCTATAGTAACCGCTGTGCCTACAAAAACTTCAGAACTAAATGTTGCCGCAGTACCTACAATGAAAGCGGTGTTTGCAATACCAGTGATTCCTGAACCATCACCTACAAAATTAGTGGCAGTTACAATGCCAGTAGCATGAACTCCATAGGATCCTATAGTAACCGCTGTGCCTACGCTGACACTGCTTACGCTACTAATACCTACACCAGTCAGATCAAGATTATCTCCACTGGGGAGTTCCTTGATTTTATTATTACTGCTGTCAAGAATTAATGGATATCTGTTTGCCATTGTACTAGGATACTGATGTTATGAATGATTGTAGTGGGGCTTCTAAGCCTGCTCTAGTGGTTACTGACATGCCAGAAATGGTAACTTCCGCGCCACTTCTATCTGGTACAGTATACGTATAATTTGATAATGACACTCTTGTAAAAGAATCGTCACGTTCACTAACAACTAAAACTGCGTTGATAGTAGTAACATTGCCTGTCGCTGGTGATGCCCAAAATTGAGAACCATCGGTATTGCCCTTAAGGACGTAACCATCAACTGCAGGTAGTGCTCTGTTCTTTGTACTAAGTAGTTTTCCCATTAGTTAGCAGTCTCCAAAACACTGAGTATTAATTTAAGTTCGCTGTTTGCAGCTGCTTGGACGGTAATGGTATCACTAGTCTCCATAACAAGTTTTCCCTCCAGAGGGATGTATGCATCGTTAGCAGGCACAGTCGCATCAACGACGATTTCAGTCTCTGTGCCACTTCTATTGTGAAACATAGAGAATGTAGTCGATGCTGCTCCAACGTTCGTCACATGAGCATACAGAACAATACCAGTGTATCCTGTTGGTGCAGTATACGCAGTAGCTTTGTTGGTTGTTAAAGAGAAGGTTTCTGTTTGAAACCTATTCAGTGCTAATTGTGCCATTTTAACTTAATGCAAGGATGAATGGTGTCATCTCTGAGAACAAACTCTTAGAGAATGATTTTCCACTAATTGTGCCTGTATTTTGATTGATTTGTAAATCATCACCAATTCTGAAGTTGCCTGATTGGTCCGTACTGGTGTAAAGAACCTTACCCCCAGACTCAGTAACAACTTCATTTGCTTGAACTGTCACACCTCCACGTTTTGGTGTAGCATTAGCAATTAAATCACCAGCTCCAACATATTCAAATGTATGTGAACTAGCAATAATCTTACTAACTTCAAAGAAGTATGCAGTAGATCCAACCCCAACTGTGTTGATGAGATTTTCATCAAGAGTTAATGTAGTTATTCCAGCCGTAACTGGAGTTGAACTATTTATTGTATAATAGATAGGAGCCATACTTGCTGTTGCGGTGGCAGTATTAATACCAACATTGGGGCCTCCAATAGTCACTGTAGGAGTAGATTCATATTGACTACCATTACTAATAATTGTAATAGAAGCAATAGATTCATTCTCTACTGTCGCATAAGCAGTAGCGGTTTCTCCATTAGGACCTCCAGGAGTTGCAACAGTTACAACAGGAGTAGAGGTATATCCAGTCCCTCCCGAACCCACAGCAATAGTTTCAACTGTATTATAAAGGGTATCAAAATAACATACTTGTCCATCATAAGGCCTATCAGTTTCAATTCTAGCAGTTCCTCCCGATGAATAAGTATGCGCTACAGTAGAGATACCTAAATTAGTTACAAATTTAGTAGTAGCAGGAATTGAATCTACTTCAAATACATAAGGCCTTCTATAAGGATACGTCTTACTACCATAACTACAACTAAAGACAATATCAGCAAGAGTAACTCCCATGCCTACTTGGAAATTATGGGCAGCAGATGTAGTAACCGTTGCTACTCCAGTTTGATGTGTATAATCGACACCACTGATATTGTAACTAGGATTGGTGTTGGTTATATTAAGGACAATATTATCTTGAGCAGCAGATGCAGAAGAAGTGACGATACCTGAATATTGTAAATCATTAACTCCTCTAGCCACTAATCCATAAGTACCAAAACTACAGTTACTGTTAGCAATATCTGCTTGTCCTCCTTTATCACAAGTAACCGCTTCATTGCAACAAATAGTGAAGAGAGATACTAATTGGGCAAATCCCCCATTAGTAACAGCAACACCTACACCCCCCTCATTATATTGAGTGAAGGCATCTACATTCATTGCTTTTAATAGTCTTGCTTGATTCCCATCGATTCTAATGCCCGTTCCAGTTGTAGTACTACTGGTACAATTTTGAATGTAAGGTCCTTTCCATCTTCCACCACCTACGTTTTCTGCAATCTCTCCAGTGGGGAATCCCACTGCCGCTGCAGGTGCTACATGATTCTGGAATGTCATATTTGCCAACTTGACTCCCTTTCTCACGGAGAATATATCTTTATGAGTAATAGTTCCACTAACCTTTACGCTTCTTTGATCATCACCAACAATAGAAACAAAAGCAGGAACTTCGATAGGGTTAGATTCTTGATAATTGCCAGATAAAACCTTAATAGTGTAACCAGAGGTAGCTGCACCAACTGCTCCGCCGATAGTCAAAAATGCATTATCAATGGAAGTACCGTTATTAGTGTCTGTACCATCTTTAGCCACATACAATACATTAGGAGCAGAGTTAATACCTGAAGCAAATGCACTAATAGATACCCCTGCGCCAATATTAATATAGGAATCAGTAATGGTTACTGTATTACCAATACTAATAATATCATTATCACCATCAATTGTAATAGATGCTCTACCAACAGTAAATATACCAACAACTCTGGCATTACCATCAACGTATAGTGCTGTATTTCCTACACCACCTATGATTGTTGTGCCAGACGTTCCGACAAATGTTCCAACTCCAGTGATATCAAGTCCATTTGCTAGAACTTGAATACCTTGCTGTGCTGTAATAATACCGACAGCATCAATGTGTCTTACATCTTGATATGTAATCGTACCGCCGACAGTGACATTACCTGAGAATGTTGCAGCAATACCTGTAATAAAATCGGTATCAAGAGCAGCAGCGGTAATAATACCCGTAGTATTGATACTTCCTTCAGTACCAATACCGCCACCGCCACCACCAAGAGCGGTGCTAGCAATACCAACCCACTTTGCTCCATTGAAAATAAGGAGTTTTCCAGTGCCAATGCCAGCATCAAATTCAACGTCATCCAAATCTGGAATGCGTCCAGCGCCGCCGCCACCTACAGCAGACAGTTGAGATTGAATTCTATTGATGAAGATTTGATAGTGCTGTTTTAAATCTTTAAAAGTAGCAAACTTCTGATCGATAGGTGTTAAAGGATCTTGCGGCCCGCCAACACTTTGAGGTACATCATGAGGTTCTTCAAGTGCAACTTCATTTAGTTGCTTTAATTCTTCATTAAAACCCTTTTGAGATGATTTAATCTCCTCTACAATTTTTTGTAGTGCTTTAATTTCACCTTTTACATTACTAATATCCTCATCATAATATTTGACTTCAGGAAGTCCCGTAATTTCTTCTTTTAGTTCACTAAAATATTTGAGAAGTAACTCATCAGTCTTTACATTCTGTTCCGTGCTCTCTTTAATAGACTTATTGAGAGAATTCTTTAATTTATTGTATTCTCCAAGAATTTGTTTCTTTAACTTTCTATCATCATCTTTAAAAGTTTTGTGATGCTCCCAGATTTTCAAAGATGCATCACTAAGTTCTTTCCAAATCTTTTTCTTCTCTTCATCAATTCTTTGATTGATTTTCTCAGCCTTACTATTGATATTAACATTAGTGTTAAAATCAGTAGTTTCAAATCTTTCTGCTAACGTATCAAAATCAGTAGAAAATCTTGTCTTTAAGTTTTCAACAACATCGTTGATTTTGATGAAATCGTCATCAATGACACTGAAAGTCTTGCCAATCCAAGAGAAGTCGGGAACTTCATTTACTTCATTTACCCATTTAGGGAAAGTTGGAATCTCCGCTCTAATTTTGTCAATTGCCTCACAGATTGCAACGATTTCATCGTCATAATACTTGACTTCATGAAGATTTGCTACCTCAGTCTGAAGATTGTCAATTCTATCTTCAATAGCATCGACTTGCTCATCATAATACTTGACTTCTGGCAGATCTTTAATTTCTGATCTGACAAGATCAATCTGCTCACAGATTGCTTCTACTTCTTTCTCGTAATATCTTACTTCTGGAACTTCTGGGATCTCATTTCTGACTTGAGAGATCTGCTCAGCAAGTTGCTCTAATTCTTTGTCGTAATACTTAATTTCAGGAATATCAGGGATATCCCTTCTTACGTCGCTGATTAAACGTAATACTTCTGTAAGATCCTCTGCTGTTTCTACAGGTTCCTCTGTTGTTTCTTCTTCTATCTCTTCTTCTTCAGTCTCTATATAATCTTCTACTGATGGCAGAGACTCCTCCACCATAAACTCTTTTACGGAAGGTAAATCCTCTCCAGAGTCGGTAAAATCATTAATAGAAGGTAGATTTTTATTATCTTCCGTCATTAGACAAGGGTTATTAGTAAATACTACTGTAGGATTTCTCTCCTGTGTTTATTTAGTATCTTCCTTAAGTCCGTCTTTTAGCATTTTTGCAAGTTCTGCTGTAGATCCAACAAAAAGTGCATTATTGACAGTAGAGGGCCCTTTTGTTTCTTTTTCTTCGTTTACATCTTTCAATTTCTTTTGCAAATCAAGCAACTTATCGGTTGCATCTGCAACGTTTTTGATCAACTGTCCAGCAACTTCATATGCTCTAGGCATTTCACTTTCTTGAGCAAGTTCAAGAATACCATTAATTGCTTCTTGCCCCTTTTCAATTATACTGTAAAGATTACCTCTTGTATATTCGTAATCTTTTGTGATGTCATCACTTTGAGGTTTTGTTGGAGTTAAGTTTTCAGATTTAACTTCTTGAATCTCAGTAGAAACTACTTCACCTTCAACATTGAAGGTATCGTTTAAATCGTCAAACTTTTTTGTCATTTTAATCATTAGAATACTTCTCCATCAAAACCAAAGTCGTCTCCGACTTCGATTAAAGCATTATCTGCAGCAGTAATCAGTCCGATACCAGTTCCAGAGACGTGACTTGCCTTTGTTGTGTCATCCGTTCCTCTCTCAACCTTGAGTTTAGTTCCAGAGATAATCTCAAGGATATACATCTGCTCATTGTCGATAACAATGTAACTTGCATCAGAAATTCCAGAGGTATCTGCAACTTCAAGATATTTTGCTGAATCACCAACATCTTGAGAGAGTGTTGTAATCTCATCTCCTGTGTAGTTTTTGACTGCCCTGGGAACGACAGAATAAGTAACGTCTCTTGTAGGAGTTTTTGTATCTCCACCTTCGACATATCCGACGCGAACCTTTTTGATGAGATCTTTGCTTGCAGAAGAAACAGGGCCAAACAGATATGTTTTTGCAGTGAATCTGACTGTATAATATAAAGATCTTCTAGTAGTAAAATCTCCCTCATAATCATCTTGCATTGTAATGCTTTCGATGACAACGGGAATATCTCTCTTTTCTCCAACCTCTTTAACCAGATTGACTGATAAATTATATGCTGGTTGAAAATATGGAAGAATTTGCTCGACGATCTGAAGCATGTCGTCGTTCAATTTAGTGTAAACAGTTAACTCAAATGCCATATTATATGGCACTGGCATGTATGCTTTTTTTACCTCAGTTTTGTCATCTGTATCCGTAGTAACAAATGTTTGAGTTGTTGTTACTTTTCTAGAACTGTCGTATTGTAATCCAACAAATTCAAATGACATTCTTGGAAGAGAAATTTGAGTTGACTTACTCAACTCTGCAGACTGCTCCAGTCTTGCTAAAAACTTTTGAGTAGGTCCATATGCAAGAGGTACTTTGATAACCTCAGTCACATCATCAGACGAATCAGTGTGCTTGATTTCAATACCATTAAAAAGAGTACCGAAAGCAATAATTGTCTTTCTTAAAATTTCGTGATAAAAATACTCAAACATGGTAAATCTTAATCCTTAGTTAGTATTTATATTATGGAGTACCAAAAGGATTGACTTCGGTAAAATCTAAGATAGCATTCGCTTCATTTTGAATGTTATCATTGTCAGTATATGGATCAATAACATCGTCTGTGTTAATTGTAAGAACAGCCCTGCTTGCACCACTAGCAGATCCTAATAATGTTTCTCCAACACTAAATGATCCAGAGATAATCTTCAATTCTAGAGTATTTGTTGTAGCATCCCAAGAATTAACATGTGCGCTTGTTCCGCTTACAGATCCCGTAATTACTTCATTGTACTCATATGATCCAGTTCCAACACCTGTTGGAGATCCAACAGTGATTGTTGGAGGGATAACATATTTTGCACCACCATCAATTAATCTTATCTCTGTAACAATACCAGCATTTATGGCAGATACACCTCTTGCGGTATGAACTCCAACTATCAATTCAACATAGTTTTTCTCTGAAGGATCATTAGATATTGTTACAGTAGGAGGTGTTAAATATCCACCTCCACCATTTTGAATTAGAATTCCAGTTACAATTCCACATTGATCTATACCAAATTCAAATGATGTTGTAGCAATTCCTACACTTGTTGAATCTTCTGAAAGGAATATAGTTCCGACACCAATAGAAGAGACATATGTTGTTGTAGAAATAAAGTTGTTTGAAACAATATTATCGTCATGATGGAAGGTAAGACGAACTCTATCTCCAGCAATAACACCAACTGTTGATATGCCAGTAATTTGATTTGATTCAGTAGATATAGTACCAACTGTTTTGATAGAATCAAATCTCATGGTAGCAATACCAGTCGCTATAAATTCAGTATTAATTCCTGCAGACGCTGCAATTGTAACAGTTGGTATGGAATTAATATATCCAAATCCACTGTTAGCAATGCTTATTGAATTTACTGTTCCAGCAATGGACACAGTAACAGTACCAGTTGCTTGTACTGGTGATGGATTTCCAGAGAAAGAAATACTAGGTGCCACGGTATATCCAGCACCAATTGTTGCACTAGTACCTACTGCCCATGCATCATCATCATTGAAAGAGACTGCAGTTACAATACCTGTAATAGGATGTATAGTAGCAATACCAACAGCAACCTGTGTGGGAGCAGCCATTGTTCCAGATGTAGATATTGCTACAGTAGGAGCAGTTGTATATGCTCTGCCAGTAGTGCTAAATGCAATAGAACCTGGATCGATAGAAGAACCAGCAATACCTATAGTTGCTCCAACAAAACTAAATCCTGGATGAGAGATTGATACAGTAGGTGCAGATGTATAAAATCTACCACCATCCGTTAAAGCAAGAGTAGCAACATTTCCCCCAGTTGTTTCAAAATCAGTAATAGTTGCAACTGCAGTTGCCACCTCTGAAGATCCAGTTGGCTCAGAAAATGTTACTGTTGGTACAGTTTTATAGAATACTCCACCAGTAGTACCTCCATGGAATAAGAAAGCAGACGCACCAATGCTAATAGGAGCAGAGACAATACTTACACCATTTCCTACAATTGGTGTGTCGAGCACTGCAGTAGCAGCAGCTCCGACATGTTTCGGTGTTGAGAATGTAACAATTGGAGCACTAGTGTACCCGGATCCACCCTCAGAAATTGTGTTAACTCCTACAACACCATCAGCAATAATAGTAGTCGCAGCTGCTCCCACACCTGTTTCCGGTACAAATACAACACCTGGTGCTACAGTATATCCACGTCCAGAATTTCGTAATTGAACACCCTGAACTTTTGATCCAACCTGTGTTCCGTCACTCTCATTGGTGAGTCCACCAAGCAACGTTGAAATACCAATTGCATTTAACCCACCAGAAGGTGCTGAAGAAATAGCAACTCTAGGTGCAACAGTGTATTTTTCACCTCTATTTGTTAGGGATATGAGTCTTATTCCACCATTTACAATTCCCGCAATTGCAGAAGTTGTAACAGCAGATCCCACCATAGTCAAGGTAATATTATATCCTTGATCTTGAATATTATCATCTATTTCTTCAATATCAGTATCAATAACTTCGTTTTCATAGCGGAACAATTCACATGACAATTCATAAACATAATTTTTTTGTAATTGATAAAAGGGTTTTTCATGCTCAACAAATTTAATTTCAAAAAGTCTATCACCAAGCGGAAAATATATTAAATCACCTTCTTTTGGCCTGGTGGCAAGTTTAACGTTTGATAGATTTCTAATCAGTGGCGTGATATATTCTTTAAATCTTTCTTGAGAGATGATCAAATTAATTTCATTAGTTGCTTGAATACCGAACTTTGAAAGCAACTGCGTATTATCTCCATATCCGTCAAAATTATTAACATATGCTTCAATAGGATACGAATTATTAAACTCTGAAGTTATTACTTCTCTAATAATAGTATTTTGTGTTACATATTGCCTAGGAATATAATAAACCTCAACACCATACATCCTCAACTGTTCGTTGATCAAGTCTTGAACAAGACTTTGTTCTCCTTGAGAACCCTGCAGGAAAAAAGGATTTAATGCCATTAGCCGATCATGTCAAGAGGAGGAAGTTCGTAGGTGTTGAACATTTTCTCCATAATTCTTTCAATATCTTTTTCGCCATCATCATAGATTTGTCTACCATTAAGTTCTACACCACCTGGAAGTTTAACACCCTGAAATTTCATCAAATTCTGTCCCCATTGACGTTTGATGATTGCAGTAAGATATGGTTTTAGAAAAGAATCATTATAAACTCTAGCATAATCTGCAGGATCAACTGTTCTCCAACAATCTATAATTAGAAAATCATCTTTTTTTAACTGAGTCCAATCAACATCAAGATAAAGTCTATCTGATCTTTGATTAAATCTAATTTGCTTGTGAGTATTCAAAAGGAAATTAATCGTCTCAAGATAACTCATACTCATCGAGTATGTTAACAAATCAGTTCCACCGAAATAGTAAATATCGTTTAGGAACAATTGATATTTGAAACTAAAGAGATTGGAAAAACTTGCAGAACGTGATTCATCATATTGAAAAATTCTGGTGATTCCAATGACAGAGGGGGGGATTTGTAAATAATTGCTATTTTCGTGATATGTGAAAGTTACATCAGTTCCAACAATAGTTGTTTCTGCAGTTGAAGTAGTAATGCCTGTTTGATCTTTTCCACTTGCACCTGGAGGACGTGCTTCTCCTCTTTTTACATCATCGTCAGTTACTCTATACTTTAGATAAGTTTGTTGAACACCATCAAAATGCCTTTCATAAAAAATTTGCAGAGCATCATCAAGCAGATCTTGAATCTGCTCCTCTGCAACGTTGATTTCCAAAACTGGTGCTCCCAGTTTTCTCAGGCAATAATCAATTAGTTCTTGTCTAGTACCTGGTTGCGCCATTTAAACATATACCTCTATACTAAGTATTTATAGTGCTGGCGCAATACCAGCAGCTACCAATACATTTCCGTTTATAATATTGTAAATTGTGGCACCAGAACTTACCAAAACTTCATATACATATCTTCCTGGTTTCAGATTTGCAGTGTCAGTAGAACTCAGAGAAAGTGTCATGACACCTCCTGCAGCACTTGTAAATCCAACCGAGAAAACAGTTGTAACTCCTAATGTAGCGCCAACAGCAACACTCTTCGACATTGCAGAAGATCCAGTCCAATTTCCACCATTTACTCCAGTGTCAAACCTGAAAGCAGTTTTATCTGGATTGACAATGGTAAACTTATCACTAAAAGTAGATCTGCCATAAATTTTTAAATTTACAGCATAAGGAACTCCTCCTGCTACATTATAAGTTACGTTCTGATTAGCCATTTAATCCTATTACCGACATTGTTTCTTGTTGCTTAAAATAAAGCTTAACAAATGACTTTGCGACATTTCTCAAAGTATCTCTATCATCACAACTATCTATCTCAGATGCTAATTTAGTATATTCAAAACTTTTTGACAAATTACTTAATTCAATTGAATCAGGATCCATCATTTGCTAAACTCCTAAGTAACGTTTTTATTTCAAAAATATCTGATTTCATGTTAGCAACATCTGTCTCTAAATTCTGTAACTTTTGATTCTCTTCTTTTTTCAATGTCTTTTTTGACATATATTCGGCATATTGTGATGAATTTTTATTAATTATAGAGTTTGTTTTTGGATCTCTATAAAGATGAGAATGTCCTTCAACTTTCAAGTGTTTCATATCAGGCAAGAGCAATAACTCGTAGATCTGTCATTCTTGGTACGTATACCTGAGAGGTGGATGTTGCGACAAGTTTGATTCTATAGGTTCTAAATGATGGCAGTTCGTCTGCCGTAAATGTATACTCTCTATAGTCAAGTTCATCAGATTCAAATCCCAAATTGTCAGTTGGGAAATTATATGTGTCAGGTAAACCATCATTATTAGCAGGATCAATTACATTTCCTCTCTCATTGATATTGTTATATCCTGGGAAAGGACGATAGATTGGATTGAAGTTTTCATCTTCACTAATCGCATAGAATGCTCTAATGGTAGAGTATGTATTGACATGGGCGTTAACAAGAATCTTCAGAGAAGTTGCTGGGTTCTCTAAAGTGATTTCCTTAGACAAATATTGGAATGCCGAAGGATCTTCAAAGATTGTGTTGACTCTATTGTCAGTTGCAAAGTTAGATACTGCGTTATTGACTCTATTAGAAATAAGAATCGCGCTAACACGTTGAGTATCAACAACAGGACTCAATCTAGAATCTACACTATTGAGGTTGACTTTAAGTCCCAGAGACTTATTGCCAGGTAATGTAGAAAGTTTATTAGTCTCATTAATCTTAGATGCGACTAATCTTGGAGATGTCAGATAATTTGTTTTATTCAAAGTAACATTTTCAAATCCAGCATTGGCATATGGAATTTCAGTTCCGCTGATGCTGGTAGCAGTTGTGCTTCTGAGTTGAGCACTGATTGATGTTCCTTGTACAGACATTGTTTGTACGGAAGGAGTAATCAGTTCAAACGGAATGTTTTGTGTTGCCCTTACTGCAGAACCACCAGTGGACTTAGTGTCTCCAACATACAGTTTGGGGAAACTTTCTCCAGTCGATCTTCCAACTCCGCTAGATCCCATGTCCAACTTAATGTTGTAGGAATCAAATGTAATTGGATCAGATGCAGTTACCTTATTCAGATTATGTGTTTTATTGATTCTTCTCAAAGATATGCCACTGTTCTCATACTTGTAAACTTCAGTTCCAGCAGGATAAATTCTACCAGTTGAGGAATCAACACTTCTGGTGATTGTTCCACCAAGAGTGCCAGCAGCAGCAGTTGTGTAAGAGACGATTTCATCACCAATTTTAGCATAACCAAGGTTTGTTGTGCCAACACCAACACTTTCAAATTGCCCGAAGTTAGTTACATCATCAATTTGAATTGGAGATGTTGATGTTGCATTCAGAGATACGCTCAGTCTGGTTGGAGTAATGTCAGACTTAACTTCAGAAAGAGTTACGAAGTTATCGCTGAAGTTCATTCCATGGTTCTTATGGTTAACGACGAAGTGCATTCCGTCATTAACAACATCGATAGAACTAATTTGAACATTACCACCAGCAGCAGCATTCAAGTCTGTTGTAATACCAGAGTTATTAAAGTATTGAACAGTTGATGCAGATCCTGCAATTATAAAATCACCTTGTACATTTTCGAGGATGAGTTGTGTAGTAGTAGAAATTGAAACAACGGAGAGTCTTGCTCCAGAACCAAGAGAATCATTCCCAATTGTACCAATACCAAGAACGTCGCCAATAACATATCCAGTTCCAGATTCAGAAATCGTTGCTGCTACTGCAACACCATTGTTGATTGTGATATTTGCCTTAGCATTTGAACCGCTACCAGTGATCGTTGTAAGAGGAACACCACCATACAAGAGAGTATCTTGAGATGGGGTATATCCAATACCGCTGTTAATTACCTGGAGAGTTCCAGTTGCAATACCAGCGTTTCCAACATAGTCACCTGTTGCATTTGTTCCAAGTTGAGAAATAGTATTACCTAGTTGTAGATCTGTATCCTGGAGTGTGGATCCAATTCCGATTCTTGCAGTTCTAGAGGTAAACTCAAGTGGATTAGTAAGCAACCTAGCAATTTCTCCATTTCCTTTGGAGAGTTCTGGGTTATAGAACTCAACGGATCCATTCCCTACAAAATCTGCTCTGTATAATGTGAACTTAAGATCTTCCCACTGACTTGGTTCCCAAGTTGAGGCATTTTGAGACTTAAACAGAGATCCAAGATATGGTTGGTTGGAGATAAAGGTTTGAGTGAGGATATCCTCTTCACCAATTCTAGAGATATATGCGCTATACTTAGTTGAGATAGAAGCAAGTGCGATTGCATATTCACTACCGCCCTCCAGATATACTGGAGAATTGAATGTAAATTTAGTTGGAACAGATCCATCTGCAGAAATGTTAACATCATCAGGATCTAAAATAACCTCAGAGAATGGTACAACTTTTTGAGTTGGAACCCCACCATTCATTGTTCTAATCTGGAAAGTGATGGGAATATCATTGTCGTCCTTAGATGCAAGGAAGACTTCACAACTTGTCAGGAAGATACCTGTTTCATCATCAACCAAGAAAGACTGTGCCAGAGGATCATACCACTGAGTAACAGTTATGTTTCTGTCTTGTGTAGAAATAACATTAGTTGCAACCAACTGAGTTCCAGTTGTTCTTGCAGTAGTTCTCTCTCCAAACTCCTGCTTATTTTCAATTCTTGCATTTCTAACAGAGATAATATTCTCTTGTACAGTCTCTAGAGTTCCAGATGCTGTGAATGCTTCTTCTGCAATGGTATTTGCAGCACTCTGATCGTTGTTTTCATTATTAACCAGAGTAAATACTCTCTGTCCAGTCTCAAATCTTGGATTGTTTTGAGAGTTGGGATCGGGAATGTAGAAACTACCGATCAGAGTAGCACTAATATCGGATAGCAATCTGACTCTAGAAATTCGTGCCTGAGCACCACTGGTTTGTCCAGTCAGATACATGTCAGCTGCTGTGTATCCTTCAAACGCACCCTCAGGTTGATTTGCCAGAGAGAAAGTATCAACATTCAGTACAGTTGAAGTAGATGAATATGTTGATGGGAGAGTTGATCCATCATATGGATTTTGTCTGAATACAGTCAGAGGAGCATTATATGGGCCTTCTTTGTGGTTAGAGGTGGCAACTCTGAAAGTAATAGATGGAGTAGAATTCAGAACTTCTCTTGCTTGCGCTCCTGGTGGAAGCATTCTTCCAGTTACAGTTTCGCTAACTTGGAAAGTTCCAGAACTCATGGTGATTTCCAAGAGTTTTGGTGTACAATACTTGGTTACGTCCTCTCCATCAAAGAATGCATACATTCTTGTAGAAGGTTTCATTCTCTTAGAAACAAACTGAATGTTTCTAGATCTCATGAACGAAATGAGATTTCTATTAACGACTCTATCACCAGCAGAGGTAGTATCAAACTGCTCAGTAATAATAGTTCTGGTTCCACTTCTGGTTTGAATGCCAGTGTCTCTAACTTCTTTGAAAGTATCCTGAACAACAGTATCAGTGACAGTTTCTTGCCATCGTCTTTGTCTAGCTCTTCCACCAGGGCCTTGAACATTTCTGTTTCCGCCACCACGGATGATTCTTTCTGCTGATGTTTCAATAATTTCTTGTCCAGTCCACTCAGTTTCCCAAGCATTCCACACAGTAGGTGCAAATCCTGTTTGTGGATCAACATTCATAGTTCTGGATGCGATCTCCAGAGTTTCAGCGTAATTACCCTCAGTGTTGATAATTTTTGCTTCTAATCTTACAGTATCAGTCCATGTATCTGTTGCTGGAGTCAGTTCCATAGAACCATTCCAGAAACTTACCAAGAATGGTGTGACACTCTCAGTTCTGGTAGCAAAAGTCTGCTTTAACCATTCAGTTTCAGTATAATCCAAAGTAATAATGTCACCAGTCTTACTAATGTTGCTTCCTTCTGGTACAGCAAACTGAAGATCTGCAGCAGGATCATTACCCTCTACAGGGCCTAGGATCAAGTCAATAGAATCTGTGTGGTGTTGTGGACGCAGTTCCTTATTCTTAATATCAATACTATTTTTGAATTCTACGAATTCTTCTTGCGCCAATAGATTGCTAAAGTTATCTACAAAGAATCCAGACTTGAATTTATTCAGTCCGCTAGCATCAGGAATGAAAAGATTGGCAGTATTAGTTTCAAGTAAAGAAAGTGCAGTATAATATTCAAGATTCTTGATTCTATTCTCAAGTTTCTTGATGTCAACCATTCTATATCTCTTGTGATTCAAGAAACTCAGAGATGCCTGAGAAACATCATAGAGATATGGCGGAAGATTGATTGTAGCAATCTCAAGAGCATCTTCAACAGGAGCTGGTTTTTGAGGTTTCTCAGATGGAGTTCCATACTTAACTTGCATGGTTCCACTCTTTGTTACATAAACTCTATCAATTCTACCAAGGTAGAATGAGAAGTCAGTAACAATAGACTCATTAGATGCTAAGATATTTGCCGCAGAGTTTCCAGATCCAGTAAATGTTCTTCCATTAAACTCCAGAGGAGATCTTGCACCCTCACTAACAGTGTAGTCGGAGACTCTTGGGCGAATATCAATGAGATCCGTGTTTCTAATTCCATTTACAAACTGAACATCTCTAGCAAAGTCAAATGTGTCATAAGATGCTACGGTTGTAACATCTCCTTCATCAGTTGACTGATAATATCCAGTTTCAAAGTAAACTTTGAGTTTTCTTATGGGTGCCTTAGCGTCTTTCTTTCTTGTTAAGAAACCATAGTCATAGAAAGATGTATTTTGTCCATTATCGAACGTAAATCCTGAAGAAATTTCAAGACTAGGAATGGTAACATTTGCATTGACTGCTTGGATGTTAGATTCCTGGAAAACAATAACCTCACCAACTGCAAAATTAATATTATTTTTTGCAATAAACTGAATTGTGGAATCACTATTTCTTTCTGCTACAATTGCAATAGATCCTGTCGCTTGTCCTACAAATTGCTCTCCAATAATCAAATCAGAGGTTTTTCCAGTAGGCCCAGTGATTGAACTTAATTGAATTGTAGGTGCAGATGGATCAGAATTGTTGATAGATTCATAAACTGCATGAATTCTGACGATATCTGGAGTATTCAGAGAAATATTTTCGTCTTGAACTCTGGTTCCGAAAGGATAATTGCCAAAAGTGAGTCCATCACCCAATGTGGTTGATCCAATACCCGAAGAAGACAAAGATGATTTGTCTACTACGATGCTAATGACTCTATTTTTTAACTTAACCTTAGATTTTGGCTTTAATTTCTTGAGAGTTGCTACAAGAGTTGCTGAAGTGTTGTTAGATCCAAGGTTTCTAATTTGGATTTGAGTATTTCCGTTAGTAAACTCAAATTTATCAGAAGTTAATACCTCAGTAGATCCATCGCTTCTAATTAATTGATATCTTTCAACGTCAAATGGTTCAAAAGTCTCCTTTGTACTTGCAGTAACCACAGAACCCAGTTCATTATCAACAATATTGACTGAGAACGTTTTTCTAATGCTAATCGAAGCGTCAGTTAAGTCAATTTCAGCAATATTTTCCTTCGGCATCACTGTGTAGAAGGAATTATCGATAGATCCGTCAAGTGCAGATGCTACAACAGTGAAATCCGATACATTTAACTGAGTTGCTGGAAGTGCGCCATCGGTGACTCCAGTCACAGTGGTTACACCAGCAATATTGATAGAAGAACTAGCAACACTTACAACAGAAGCAAAAGTTGGATCATTTGATGTTGTATTTGTAAATCTTACAAGATTTCCGATCTTAATTCCACCGGGGAAAGATGGATTTGTGCTCACTACAGTTGTAATGCCTGCAGGAGTGCCATCAAAATATGCAGCAGAAATAGATGCAACACCAACGCTGAAAAATGTGGATTGAATAGTATCTGCAGAGAAATATGTGATAGTTGATGCACTACCAGTAATTGCATGAACAGATTTTACATCTCCAATACCAAAAGAAGTGACTGAGGTTGCAACTCTGGTGTTTGCTACGCCATCAAAGATGAATGATTCATTTTTGATGAATTCACCTGTTTTTTCATATACCGTTAAAGCAACTCCAGCAGCAACTGAAGACTTCAAGAACGCTGTTGCTCCACTATTCGCACCTTTGACAAAAGTAGGTGTTGAAAGTGTGATTGGTTCATTCAGAGTGATTTCTGTAACAGTCTGAACATCATATAAAGAGATATCCCATTCGTTAATATTAGAATTTGCAGCATTATATGAACCAGAGTCTAACTTAAAGTCATAAACTCTTGCAAGTCCAATTTCTTTACCTTGTTCACTTGTTGCCGCAGTTCCAACTCTTGCACTTCTAAGACTTAAGACAAAAGTATTGCCAATTCCGACTGTGGGAGCACCAAAAACTCTGTTTAACTTGAGTGTGGATCCGGTATTGTAATTGATTGCTTGATCTTCTAGAACTTTCAAAGTTCTAGGCTTCAATACATCAAGATATGTTGGACTAATAGTCTCAATCTCATATCCTTTTACAAATGCCTTACCTGGAGAGACTTTATATAGTGCAAGATCCTCTGATGGGGAGGAACCCCCATAAGTTAATTGATTTGCGTTGAATACACCTCTGTTTCCGAGGTTATCATTCAAAGAGTTCTTGACTACCAGATCAAAAGGAGTTACATAGTAGTCACCAGACTCTGCATATGTTCTTCTTGCCAGTTCATCCTGGATGAGAGCATAATTAGTAGACTGTTTTTTAGATCTCAGAATACCATTTGAAATGGTAGCGAGTTCAATGAAGTCATTATCGTTAAAATCGTCAGGTTGCTTCTTAATTAAAAATGCTGTGATTTTAAGTCTATCCGCACCTGGTGCAGAAAAGTTGTTAAATCCGCCTGCATTATCATTTAAAGTTGGATCAAGATCAGCATTGATGATTTCTTCTCTTAAAGTAAGTCCAATTCTATAACTTGGAGTAGAACCATACTGATCAAGAAGAATAGTCTGGCTATCTACGATTACAAATGAACCTTTTGCGAAATAAACACCATTTTGGATCGAAAATGCTGATCCAGTAGCTGCCGCACCGATTGGAATAGTGGATGCAAAGGGTTCACCAGCAGCAATGATGGTGTTTTCTGTAGCAATCGTCTCATTTGACGTTAAAAGTTCGCCATCAGAAAAAACTTGCGTTGTATTATTACTAGAATCTGATCCAAGGTAACTGATGTATAGTGTTGTATTTCCTGCTTCCGACTCAAAATCAACCAGAACCTTTTCTACTACTGCAGTTACTCCAGAAGTTTGTCCAGTGATTTTTGCGCCCATAAGGCGACTAACGTAATTGCTAACTGGTACACCAAGATAAGTGTTTACCAGTTGAACTGCAAAATAAGAAGTGTTATATGCCGTATTTCCTGGAATTACCTTAGCACCCTCTTTAAACAAGTGCTTGCCAAAAGTTTCAACCTGATTTTGCAGGATGGACTGGAGATTGTTTAATTCTCTAGCTTGTACTGGATAACCAGGTTTGAATAAAACCTTGTAATAGTCATTATTCGCATCAAAATCGTCGAAATATGGCGCGACGTTAAGATTAGTTTCTTGTGGCATAATTCTTTAGAACTGCAAAATGACTTTAATATCTTCTTTTTGATTCACTGATCTAGTGATCGAGGGCCTATTATCTACATAAATGATGTTGCCTGAGTATTTCTCTACTTCAGGATTGGCAATTCCACTATCGAACTCTTGTCCAAGATAATATGTCTTATTATTTATTACGGTTGATAAACCTGTAAAGATTGTATCAATACCTAAAGTCACTGATCCACCAACAATATCAAACGATCCGCCAGTAACAGTATCAGCAGTAAATCTATTCAGAGAGAATCCATATTGTGGGGAAGTATCCTTGGTTCCATCGGTATTAAAACCTGCCATGGTTCTGTCTTGCCAATACTTCAAGACACCAGTTGTTTGATCATAAGAAACAACTTTTCCTACTGCAGTAGAACCAATACCAATCGTTTGAGTGATTAAAACATCATCCTCAAAAGTAGCAGAACTATATCCAGTTCCAACCAATCTCAAAGCATATGTTGCCGCGGCTTTGTTCAGATCTAAAAGATCTGTAGATGAATATGCCTTTGGATTTTCTACAATACCAACTCTTGCAATCTGGTTTCCAGTGATAAAATCTGGGTTTTCAGTATCGTTTTCAATTCTAGAATAAACCAAAGAATTGAGTGCTCCCAACTCTTTGTAGACATTTGCGCCATGTCCATCCTGAGAAGGAATGATTACGTCAAAAACTGGAGTTGTAGTTCCTGTTGGAACATTTCCACCAACTAAATCAAGAGTTCCAAAAGTGTATCCACTACCACCATTTGAAACAGTGACGGACTCAATCTTAGAGTTGTTATTTACAACAACAGTTGCCTCTGCACCTCTTCCATCACCTTTGATGGGAACTCTGGTGTAAGTTCTATTTGCTGTTCCTAATCCAACACCTCTGTTAGTGACAGTTACAATCTTGATTTGTCCACTAGAAGAAGCATTGTTTCTAACTGCAGTAATATTTGCATCAGTAGTGGTTGTCCAGTCAGCAGGAACTGGTAAGAAGTTTGTGGAGTCAAACTTAGTGATGTCACTTGGACTGATCGTAAACAGATATTTCCAAATATATCCATCACCACTTGTACCTGCTTCTCTTGGTTCTAAATCAGTAAAAGTGGGTTCGTCAAGAGATGCTCTGCCACTTGGGTTCTCTGGATTAGTTCCATTTTGAAGACAAATATAAACTCTATAATCAGAGTTCATTACATAATAATTTGCTCCGTACAAAGTTGTGGCATTTGAAGGTTTTGATGGATTTTCTGCCTTAATGTCATTTCTATACATGTCATATGTGACACCAGATGCCCAAGACACCTTTCTTACAACTCTCTTGATGTCAGAAGAACTAATCTTCTTGAGAGCAATCATTGTGTCCCAATAACTATTCTCCTCATTAAAACTATCTCTAGGATCAGGCGGACTAGTATCCCAAGTTGATTTCACCTCTGTTGGATTTGGAAGTCCAACAAAAGTGTAATAAGAATTACTAGTCGATGCCACACTGGCAACAAATTCTTTTGAATTTAGGATACGAAGTTGATCAGTTATGATTGCTGCCATTTTTAACAGGTCTTTTTTGGTTATTTATCTACTTAAATTACAAGTAGTTTTGGAATTTTAAAGGTGAGGATCTGGTAATAACTGCTGACGTAGAAATTCCAGCAGAACCATTTAACGTATAAGAATTAAATGCCTGAGCATCAACTCTTGTACCTAAATCAATTCTTCCCCATGAATAGTTACCATAGAATTCTGTAAGTCCAATTCCAGTGATATCTCCCAAGTCTTGAACACTTACAGTGACTCTTCTTACATATGTGATACCAACTCCTGCTACTGCGGTTGTTGCTGTAGAAACAGCAGCGACTTCATAAACACTATCTAGGAATTGTGTTGTTACGCCAAGAACAGTATTATCTTGATAGAGTGATGTGACACCACTACCAACATTACTATTATTTACCACGAAATAATATCCTGTCTGAATACCACTAACAGTAACCGCAGTTCCTACAATATCAATGTCTCTGAGAGCCGAGTCAATGGGAATGAAGAAGTCAAATGTATATCCCGTCGATGCAACACCGACAGATGTTGAAGTTACTCCAACAATGGATCCAAAGTCTCCAGAATAAGAATCCGTGGTGTTATCTTCAGAGAGAGAATTTGCAACTTTAATAATTACGTCAGGAGGAGTTGCGGAAGTATACGCAGTTCCTGCTCTAGTAACAGTGATTGCAGAGACTGCATCCCCAGTTAAGGTTGCAGTTGCCGTTGCCGTTGTTCCCAAACCAACAGGGATATCACTACCATTGACAAATGTTGTCTTAGGTGCAGAATAAGCAAATCCAACTGGATCTGCAATTATAACTGTTGGTGCTGAAGTGTATCCAGTTCCACCATAACTAACGACAATCTCAGAAATAGTTCCTGCGATAGAAACAACCGCAGTTGCTGATGCACCAACGATATTATCTTGTGAAGTTAAAGTAATCTTCTTAGTGCGTGCTTCAGTGTTATTTTCTTTGTCATTGTCGAAAAATGTTTTGACACTTTCGACGAATGCGATACCAGAAGAAACTCCTACAGGTTGAATAAGGAAGGTAGTTGGGAAGACAAGAGGTTCGACTTCTTTTCTACTCTTACTTACGACTTGTCCATCAATAATTTTGTCAGCCTTCTGCTTACACCAGTCAACACGACGTATGTTATCTGGATTAGAATCAATTCCAAATCCATTATATGCATTGGTATCTACAGAGTCGGTGGCAAATACTTCAGTTACCAGGCGCTTCTCTTGATCTTTAATTTGTAAGGTGTCGCCATCTTTAACAGTTTCAAGAATATCGCTGAACACAACGTCAACATCTCCACTTCCTTTATAGAAAAGAATCTTACAAGTGTCTCCAGTATAATCAGTATCAGCACCTTTTGGAGCAGATGTGAATGTCAAAGTAGAACCACCATCTAAAGTGTAACCTTCACCGGGGACTTGGAGGATGTCATTCAGGAAAACTAACAGGGTGTCTTGGACAACAATATTAGAACCTGGAGCAGATCTGATAGTTACAGGTGCAGATGCAGTTTTAAGAGTAAAGGATCTCTTAACTCCATCAAACTGATCTTGAATAAGATCCAGAACTTGCAGTTCACCGAAGTGCCATGCAGAGAACGAATCAGATTCTATTGCACCAATAGTGATTTGAAATTCTTCAAACGTCTTGGTGGTATCTGTAGGAATCCCAGTCATTCCTCCGATAGGAACAGTAAGGACATCTCCTACTCCGTATCCATAACCATTATTTTTAAATTCAAACTGAACTACACTAGATCCTTGTCCTACAACAATGTTTGCCTTTGCCTGAGTTCCGCCACCACCAGTCAAGGAGATATTGGAATAAGAAACAGGATCATCAAATACTATATCTAAAGGTTTTGTAACTGTACCACCTCTAGCATAAAGATGTCCTCTAGTAGAAACACCTGAATTAACAACAAAAGAAGTACTATCAATAACTTTTGTTACTGGAGTTCCTCCTGCAGCAGGATCAGTTCCACTAGTAGAGAAATTAGCGGTTCTAGGAGCACGAATTGCTGGTATTACAAATCCCCCAGTTTTATGGAAAGTAGGAACAGTTGAAACACCAACGGGAATTACAAATTCAGTAGTGCTATTAACAGCAGTTACAGGAGAACCAGTATAATAAGGATCAGTAGTTCTAGGATACGTATGTACACCCACCCCAGCATCTAAGTCACAAGTCATTCCAATACCAGAAAGAATAACAAAACTTGATTTTCCAGTAGTAACTAAACCATGAGCAGATGAAGTAGTCACAGTCATAATACCAGCAGTATTATTGTAATCCACCGTACTAATAGCCACTGCTGGTGCATATTCACAAGTCAATGCAATTCCAGAAAGTATAACTTCATCACCAACATTTAATTCATGAGCACTAGAAGTAGTAATAGTCGTAATTCCAGTTATAGAGGTATATCCCACATTGGATACATCTCTCGTAATATAAAATACTTGTCCATTAGTAACGGCAACTCCCGTAATATGTCCATTTTCAATCTGTGCAGTACCAATACCAGTTATATTAGGAAGTCCTGTACTAAAGGTTTGAATCCCAACATGGACAGTTTGAACACCTACTCTATATCCAGAACCACTATTTCCAATACTAACGGATGTAATAGTTCCTGCTGAAGAAACAAGGGATGTACCTCCTGCTGCAACTAAAGGTTGATATCCAAATCCAGCAGTGGATCCAACAGATACGATGATTCCACCAACAGGAATTGTTGCATTATTTGGATCAGATGCCAATGATGTTGCTGCACCAGTAAATGTAATCGTGGATATTCCAGATCCTTCAGAAAGGGTATAATCCTGATTAGATGTCAATTGTCCAGTTGGACCCTGGAAGATATTACTGATCAGAACTGTTGCATTGTTGGTACTAAATCCAGTAACATTTTCACCATTAGACTTAAGTGTGAATTCCTTAGTCGTAGCATTGAATCCATCCGAGATGTCATCAAAGACATAGTTGTTATCATAAGCTTTTGTAGAACCTCCTACAGATCCAGATCTTAAGAATGTTCTACCTTGGAATGTAGAGAATGTTGTGATTCCAGTAAAGTCTCTTTCGTCAGGTGAATTTGTTGTAGTACCGATAGGAGTTGGGCCTTGAGGTGCAGTGTAGAAGTTGATTGTGTTATCTACAATGTTGTAAGATCCATTCACCTTGGTAACAATAGCATTTTCTGTATGAATCGCTACAGTTGTTCCCATCCATCCTCTATCTACCAAGATAGCATTTGTGGTTCCGATACCGATAGTATTGATCTTCATGATCTCATTATCAATCTGAATCAAGTCTCCACCGAAGAATGATGTGATTCCAGACACCTTCATGATGTCCTCAGTGGTGAAGAATGTTGAAGTGATACCAGTGGTTGTTGCGGTAGCAACGATTGGAGACTGGATCATATTATCCAGAGCAATCAAACACTTAGTGTTTTGATTTCTTGCAGTGAACGCATGTGCAGTACTAACACCAGCAGTAATAATACCAACAGGAACTGCAACTGATGCTAAAGCATTTTCAGCAGAAGATGCAATCTTAATAGTGGAGTCATTAACCTTAATAGCATAAAGTGGAACTCCATGCGTGGGTAAGAAGTCAGTAGCGCCAATTCCAGGGAACGTCGTATTCTCAATTCCAATTGGAGTAGACGCTTCTACATAACTATAGAGAATTTCCTCTCCACTAACAAAGAAGTGATCAGGAACTACCAAAGAATCCTCAGAAAGAGAAATGATATCGGTATCAGAAGCATCAACATCTCTTCTAAAGATCTCTGATTCTCTATGTCTGAGTGTAAATGCTCTCAGAACATTCGCTGAAGTGCCCGTGTAAGTTCCATAAGACGCTTCAATAATACCATTGTTCAATCTAAGTGCTGCATTACCAAAATCGGCTGGTGTTACTTGCTCAATCGCCATCTGGAAGACGCGAACTTGAGTTGCGGTGCTTGCAGGTGGAGTAAATTGTAAATGAGTATTAGTTGATGTCCTCAAGGCACCAATGGTTCCGATTCCAGTTACAGTTGTTACATTACCATATTCTGTGACATAAACATCAGAAGAATCATTTACAACAACAACTTCAGAGACTTGATATTGACTATTAGTCGTATCTTCAATACTTACAACATAGTATGCTGCTTGATAATCATTATCTGCAGTATGAGTGTAAGTTGCGATCGTATGGATTCCTGGGGTTCCAGAAGATGCAATCGTGGTTTGATGGGAATCAATCAGTCCAATACCTTCATCAGGGTTTCCAATGGCAATCGTGTTACCAATACCACCACCAGCAGCAGTTGGAAGGAAGATTCCAAATACTTGCGTTGTACATGCAGTGCCAGCGTTTGGAGTAAACGAAACATTTAAGTTCCCTCCACTAATATCACATTCATATGTTCCAAGTCCAACCGTACCAAAATTGCTGTAATTATTACTGGTAAGTTGATTATATTCAATGAGTTCTGCATCTGTTCCATCATGAATTAGATTTAGTTCATCATATTCAAATACGCCTTCATCATTATTGATTTCGACAATTAAGTGAGCAGATCTGTAAGTCGAAGCAATAGAAACAATATTTGTTTCGGAACTGAAATTTTCTTTTTGGAAAGTTTCGATTCTTGCAACATCTCCCAATGATGTTGATCCAACACCTGTTATGCTATTGTTAAGTCCAATATTGACAAACGAAACATTGAAGTTGTTGGCAGAGAATTTAGTTGGGAAGAAGAGAAGTTCTCCTTCAGTTCCAGAAGTTCTAAAGTCAAAGGAACCCATGTCATAACTGGTTTCTACTCTTCCATACTGAGAAAT